ATACTTTTACCCACAATCTTAACTTTAAGTATGTAGTAGTACAAGCATACGATACAAACGATGTACAAATAATCCCATCAGAGGTTAAAGCGTTGGATGCAAATAACACATTTGTAAGATTTTCATCTAATCAAAATGGAACAATAGTAATACAAGCATAATGCCCTATACCGATAACTCCAATATTCGTACGTTCTCCAAAGACGTAAACACTATGGATTTAATATGGCATATGGATGACGAAGATAGAAATATTGAAGTATTAGAAGGTAAAGGTTGGAAGTTTCAAAGAGATGACGAACTACCTTTGGAGTTAACAGAAGGGATTCGTATATTTATCCCACGACATCAAGTTCATAGAGTAATAAAAGGTGAAACTGATTTAAAAATAAAAATATTTAAGGACTGATTCATAGCCAGTCGATTTTAAAATAAAATATAAGCATCTGTGGCGCTTCCAACTTGGAGGCGCCACATTTCTTTCGTATATTAATGTATTAATAAGAATGTAAATGAGCAAAAACGTATTGATTATTGGAGCAGGTGTAGCAGGTGTAAATGCTGCTACTAAGTTAGTTGACAACAACTTTGATGGTAAAATAACTATTGTTGATATGGGTAAAAACCCATATAATAGACCATACGATGATGTTATGACTGGTTTTTTAGGTGCTGGAGGATGGAGTGATGGTAAGTTAACTTATCATACATCTATTGGAGGTCAGTTATCTAAATATTGTGGTGAGGATAAGGCGATGGAGTTGATGGATCAAGTTATTGAAAACTTTAAACGTTTCCACCCTAAACCAGAGGAAGTACAGTGTTCTAATCCAGTTGCTGAACCTGATTTTATTAAACCACACTTTGGTTTACGTTTATTTCCTGTATGGCATGTTGGTACAGATTACCTACACGAAATAGGTAAAAACTGGTTCGATTTTTTAGAATCTAAAGGTGTAGAGTTTATTTGGGAAACTAAAGTATCAGATATAGATTTTGATAATAATATAGTTCGTGCATCACTATTAAATGGTGGTGAAGAGATTAGTATTAGTTATGATGAACTTATATTTGGTGTAGGTAAATCAGGTATTGATTTTGGTAAACAACTAGCAGAAAAATACAAACTACCAACTGAACCTAAATCAGTACAGATAGGTGTTCGATTCGAAGCACCACAAAAACACTTCCAAAAACTAATAGATGTATCATACGATTTTAAGTTATATAGAAAGTTTGAGGATAAAGGTGTATCACTTCGCTCATTTTGTACTAACAATAATGCGGCTTATGTGGCCGTAGAACAAACATATGGTAATCATACCTACAATGGTCATGCTAAAAAGGATGAAGCATTTAGAAACGATATGACTAACTTTGGTATTTTAATGGAAATACAAGGTATAGAAAAACCATTTGACTGGTCTCGTAACGTAGTTAAATCACTACAATCAACTGACAATACAGGTTTATATTACTCACCAACTAGAAAACCATCCCAAACATCAGAAGGTATCGATGTATCCGCAACACAAATAGGGGTAGGTGGTTATAAGGAGATTAGTGAGGTATTTGATGGATATTTTACATATATTGAAGACTTTATTGATGGTATGAAAAAAGTATTCCCAACACTTAAAGACGATTGGGGTATGTATATTCCAGAAGTAAAATATTTATCTCCAGAACCACTAGTAAACTATAACGATTTATCACTAACTAAATATAATAACGTACACTTTGTAGGAGATGCTTTATCAGCAAGAGGTATAACAGTATCAGGCGCACAAGGTATTTACGTTATTGAATCACTATTAAACAACTAAGTTATGACTATTGAACAAAGACAAAAACACTATGAAAACGAGTTAAAGGATTATTTCGATAGAAATGATGATATGCCTTTAATAAACGCTATGCGTAAGTTTAGAAAACATTTAACTGAATGGGAGGGTAACTATGAACCCACTATTGATGAGAGTGATTATCCTAAAACACGTAAATTAGTAAATCCAGTAGATGGTACAATCGCTATATGTTGGGATAACAAACCCCATAACTGGGATGGGCCAGCATTATTTCCTAAAGGAGATAAAAAACAAGGCGAATATTACCTATATGGTATTCGTTATGAAGCAGAAGAGTGGAAAGAAATGAAGAAACAATGGGAAGGGTTACCTTGGTATAAAACACCAGCTATTCTTATGGACGCAGGATCAGCGAGAAACTAAAACATATTGAGATGGGGTTGGATTTACCAACCCCCTTTCGTATATTATGGTAATATAGATAAAAAGTAATAATATGAAAATAGGATTAACAGGTACTATGTCAGTTGGTAAAACAACTTTAGTCAACGCTCTTAAGGAAAATAAGAAGTTTAAAGGTTATAACTTTGCTACTGAACGTAGTAAATATTTAAGTGATTTAGGTATACCACTAAATACTGACTCAACACTAAAAGGTCAAACTATATTTTTAGCTGAACGTTGTGCTGAGTTATTAAACGATAATATCATAACTGACAGAACTATTATAGATGTATTAGCGTTTACTCAAGCAGCTAAATCAGTTGATCAAGTAGAATACGATTTATTTGAACAATACGCTATTCAGTTTTTAAAGGATTATGATCATATATTTTATATTTCACCACAAGGTTTAGATATTGAAGATAATGGTGTTAGAGAAACTGATGAACATTTTAGAGATGTTATTGATTTTAGTATTATAACTTTATTAAAACGATGGGGTCATAGAATCGATAATGTTACTGAAATCAGTGGTACAACAGAAGAACGTATTAAACAAATCGAAGAAGCCATATCTTAATAATATTTATAACAAAATATAATAAATGAAACGTTCAGATTTAAAATCATACATTAAAGAGCAAATAGTATCAACCTTAGAGGAAGCTACTTTTCAAGCGGATAAAGGAGATCAATCATCAATAGATGCAGCTAAAAAATCAGCTGACAAAGACGATGTAATCAAAATATCAGAAATCGATGATGACGAAGGTGATAAAGAAGCAACAAAAGGTGCTAGAAAAAACGCCTCAAAAACTAAACGTTTAGATGCTAAGATTAAAGCTTTACAACAAATCGAAGCTGATATGAAAACTGAGCTTAAAGCATTTAAAACAGCTGAAGGAGATGCTTTAAAAACAGCAGCTAAGAAACAATTAAAAAGGTTAACTGGTTTAAAAAAGGAAACTGAAGCTGAGATTAAAAAATTAGAAAGTGAAATTATTTAATAAATACACTTTATTAGTATTATTACTTATTTCTATAGGTTTCAACTATTATAATATTTTTATACAAGATGAAGCCTATACTAAAGAATATGAAGGTAAAATAGATCTATTAGAATCAAAGGTAGACAGTTTAAAAGTTAAAAATATAGGTTTAAATACCGAAATATTAACTTTAGAAAAGGAATCGGATTCACTAGATCTAAAAATATTAAATGTTGAAGAACAAAGAAAATCAATAATAAGGTCATATGAAATATATTTACAGCAAATTACTGATCTTGATGATTCTGAACTTGAACGTTGGTTACTCTCAAGATACAACGATTGAATTAGAATATAAGATAGCAAGGTTAATTATTGAAGACCTTACAACAGGTGATCAAGCCAAAGAAGAACTATCTTTTACTCAAGAACAATTCGGTTTATTAAACCAAAAAATATCACTTAAGGATAGTATTATTTTTAAACAAAGTTTGAAAATCAATAACTATGAGGATATTATGGGTACTCGTTCTAAACAACTAAAGTTATCAAAAGATTTATCTACCCAACTTCAACTTGACCTTAAAAAACAAAAAGCAAAAACAAAACTATTCCAACTAGGTGGAACAACAGTTTTAGTAGGAGCGGTAGTGTTAATCGTATTATAATACTATGGGTCAACTAAGTATAAACGAAATAATAAAAGCAGAATACATCAAATGTGCTAACGATCCAGTACATTTTTTTAAGAAATATTGCTATATATCTCACCCACAACGAGGTAAAATATTATTCAGTCTTTACCCTTTCCAAGAAAAAGCACTAAAGTTAATAGATAA